ACCCAATAGTCGAAGTAATATCCGGCAGAGTCACCGTAATGTCTGAACCCAGAGCCGCAGGAGCGGTCAGCAGAGCCTTGTTCGTGCCGTTGTCTGTGTCCTCGTAGAAGTTAATACCACCAGCGTTTGAGGATGTACCAGAGACCTCTACCCGACCCGTGCCGTTGGGCGCAAGAATAATGTTGCCGTTGGCTGCGTCTTGAATCGTGATTGAGCCAGAGTTTGTTCCAGCGTTGGTATTAAGGATCAGGTCGCCCGTGCCGTTAGTCGTAACCGTGGCGTTGGTGTTTGAGTCTCCTACCCTTAGAGTGTCAGCATCGACTTGAACATCACCCGTTCCATTAGGAGCAAGGACGATATTGCCGTTTGAGTCCGTGGAGGAGATCGTATTGCCGTTAAGGTTGATGTTATCTACATGCAACTCAGGCAAGAAATCAAGGGCGGTTACGACATCCGTTCCATCGTTATAGACCAGAGTAGTTTCGCCTGCTGGAATAGCTACGCCAGTCTGGCCCGATACCTTAATCGTAACCTGCTGGTTTGTTCCATTCTTAACAATGTAGTTCTTCTGAATAGCAGGCACGTTGAGTGTCGCTGCTCCACCAGGAGTGCCACTTAAATTGAGGTAAAGAGCTCGTGCATTCTGCAGAGCGTTTGAGTCCGTCAGGGTCAACGTGACCGAGGCGCTTGAGACCGTGACGTCTGCTTTTCCAACAATGGCTTGCTCAATGGCCGTGCCAAGGTTCGTGTTGGTTGTAACGCCCCAGGTGCCAGACTGTTCACCGGTGCCAATTAGTTCAATTTTTAACGCCGAGTAGGTGCTTGCCATGACTTTTCCTTTATGCCGCTATCGGAACCCAAGTTCCGGTCTGTGAATCGTTGACAACCACCCAGCTACCAGCCTGTGAATCATTAACATTTTGCCAGTTAGGCGTCTGATTGTCATTAATTGTGGTCCAAATCGTGACCGATCCCACCGTGCCAATAGCGGCAACACCCGTGACCGGAACAACCGAACCTGCCTGTACCACCACAGGGCTGACAGCGCCAACCGCTCCAACCCCAGTAACATTGACCGTAACAGGGATACTGGCAAACGCCTGACCAATAAAGCCAGTGCCTTGAACCCCCGTAACATTGACCACTGCACTTTGAATGACGATGACATCGCCAACCTGTCCATCACCCTGAACCCCGGTAACTGGTACAACTGCAGATCCAGTCTGAGCCGTTTGGCCGATTGCACCAGTGCCTTGAACCCCGGTAACCAAGACATCAACTGCTGCCGTGACGGTAACATCACCGATGGCACCACTACCTTCCACCCCGGTGACTGAGACGACGGCTGATCCGGTTTGGACGGTTTGTCCGATGAACCCTGTGGCTGAGACCCCGGTAACGGAGACACTTGCCCCACCAGAGACGGCAACGGTCCCAATAGCACCGCTACCTGAGACCCCGGTGACGGGGACGACGGCTGTTCCTGTGACTGCGACGTCTCCAACGAATCCGTTAGCCTGGACCCCGGTGACGGGCACAGCAATGCTGGCAGTGGCGACAGCCTGACCAATGAATCCTGTCGCCGAGACTCCAGTAACGAAAACATCCACGACGGCCGTGACGAAGACATCGCCAATAGCACCGGTGCCTTGAACACCAGCGCTTCCTTGGCCCCAACCGTTCGACCCCCAGCTGTCATAGCCCCATCCGCTTAGCGGGACAAGGGTGACGTCCTGGCCCCAAGGGACCTCGCCCCATGGGCCGTTTCCCCACCCGGAGTAGGTCGCCACCTAATCATTCCTTAAGCAATACGGATAATGGCACCAGTAGCCGTAGCGGCGGGGAACACAATGGTGAAAGTACCCGCAGTCGAGGTCTTTGCACCACCGAAGTTCAACACAGCAACAGCCGGATCACCCGTGGCGGTGTCGTTGTAAATCAACGCGCCAAAAGCAGTGATAGTAGCAGTCGTAAACGACAGATCACTAAAGTCAGTCAGGGCCGTCGTGCCGCTGGTGCTCACACCCTGCTTGGTCAGCGTACCGCCGCCAGCAGCGTAGGAACCCGAAGCAGCCACTTCGTTGGTCGTGGTGTAGGCAGTCGTTGCAGCCGTGAACGAGGCACTGTTGTTATACAGGGCCAGCTTGAAAGTGTTGCCGCCAGTAGCAAAATTGTGCTTCGCTTGAAGAATTTGTTGCTTGAACGACGTGGGCATTACAGTTGTGGTAAAAGCCATTTAGGCTCTCCTTAAAAGGTTGGCGGCGTCTTGCTCCCCGCCTTGAGCGCAAATTTGGATGCAAGTGGCCCTTTCGGCCCGCTTTGCCTGTTTCAGATATTCAAAGACGGTTCTTTGAACGCGCTCCCGAAAAAACTTCGCCTGCTCACGTATAGCCGGGGGAGCGTTCTCGGCCACACCAATAATTTTATCAGTACAAAGTTCCGATAGATCTTCGCACGAAAGGCCCCCAAAGTCACTTGTTTTGACGATTGGGTTGGGCATTTGTCCAAATTTTAAATCAAGCATGGCTAGGTCCTCAGGGCTTCAGGTGGCAGGAGATTATTGGTTTCTTCGACGGAATCTTTGACCTCAGAGTACTTCTTGGCCACAAACTGGTCATTTTCCAGCCCAACCACAAGAGGCTCAGCCAACCGGTGATAGCCATAAAGCTTGCTCTGGACCGGCTCATTAGTGTCCAGTAAGGATGACTCCTGAGCAATCCCGATCTTGATACCTTTAGTAATCGCTATGGATAGCAAGAACTCACAATTTGCCCTCCCAGCCTCTGCAAAATGTACATGGCCCTTGTACGAGAAATCGATCCCATACATGTGAATTTCAGCCACTTTTGCTGCGATCGCAAAACCAATCGCATACGCCACAGTATTGTTGAAGTACCCCGTCCGGCAGGCATTCATTACCTCTTCTAGGGGATACTCCACCAGCCCAGGGCAACGAGGATCCAGCTCACACGTATAAATCGGCCCCTTATGCTCCTTGAGCACCTTGGACATAATCCCCGTCTGGCTGCCTGCATCCTCCGAATCCAAGAACCGACGGGCCGGGTCCATCATAAACACCCGGTCGTGGTAAATGACTCCCGACATGCAGTTGATTGCCCATACCTCATCGAAATCAAAAGAATGAGTCCTAGCCAGTATGTACTGACCGTGACTCTTTCCCATTGCGACTATTGCTACTTTCTTGCCTTCTAAATTTGGAACACCATTCATGGACCTGGACTTTCTGATTTCACGTATATGCGAGCCATACCATCACGGTATTCGTCACGACGACGACGGCCTTGTTGCTCGATTCCAAGACCCTGGATTGCCTCTTTATAGGCATTGTTGAAATAAGCCAACATGTCTGAAGGCCCTTTCGTATAACTGTATGCCTGAATTAAACACGCATACAGCAACGCCTCCGGGGCATTGATGCTCACCCAGGTGGTCGTATTGGCCGAGGAAAGCTGAGCTGGTCTGTAAATGTAGCCAAGCTCCACAACATAAGAAGCCGTTGGAGTTGGCGCCACGTAGAAAGTATTCTGGTCCCAGACCGAGTAATACTTTGGAATACCCGTGTCTGCCCCGTCCGGCCAGTACTCCTTCATAAAGGAGGTGTCTCGGAAATCCAAAAAAATTTGATCGCTTGTTACCGGGTTGGTCAACATCATGTAGCGATGAGTCAGGATGTCAGTTGGAGCGGTCAAAAACTTGTTGCTCGCGGTCAAACTACCGGCTACTTCAAGCTTAAAAACGTCCAAATCAATGTCTCGTAGAATCTTGTTCTCGGCCATTGTAATGAACGTATTGATCACCGAATTAGTAAAGACGTTGCTGTCTACTTCGGTGTAGTTACGGATATTGGTTACTAATTCGTCGTAGGTCATGTTATGGTCACCGAAGGATTGCCAATATTACCAGCGCCATCCACTCCGCTAACAGGAATGCTTGGTGCGGTGCCAGAAATAAGCGTTGTCCCTACCTGCCCAACCAACGCAGGAGGAGCCACTTGGTCAATTTGAACGGAGTTACTGTCCACGGAAACAGCGCCAATAAACGCCGATCCCGCTACTCCAGCGGTCAAAATTACTGTCGAGTTAGAAAAAACAAAGACATTTCCCACCGCACCATGGCCCATCGGGAGGTCCTGCGGCGGGTAAGGGCGCATGTTGATGACATTGTCCGCACTGCCAATACTTTGGAAATACGTGTACCCAGGCTGGCCAACATACACATCCACTGGCTCGACCCTGTCCGGACGGGGCTCCAACAGAGCAATTGCGTCGCCCTTGTATTTAAGGGGCTCTAGTTGAGGTTCTTTAGGCTCGTAATCACTGGGGCAGACCTTAAATCCACGCCAGTTCTTCCTTAAAATCTTGTAAGGGTAGCGTTGACCACAGTAGTCGCATAGGCCATACGAGTATTTGCCCGTTGCGTAAGCCATTTCATACCCCTAATTCTGGGACAAAGGAAACACTCGCTGTGTCCCGATCCTCCAATGCAGCTCTCGTAAAGTCCTCTTCGTAAATTTGCTTGAGTCCAACAGTTCGATCAGAGGCAAACTTCAACGACAAGTAATATGCCAGCCCGGACACCAAGCACGGCAAAAACCTAAAATTGACATCTGCAGTGTTAGTGTAGTTCCCTGCATCTTCAATACGACGAATGCGATAGTAAACAAGACTGTAAGGGCCGTTTGGACGTGGGTACAAAAATACCTTGGTCGGATTGGCTCGTTGAACGTAATACTGCGCAGGACGAGCGCCTGTCTGTTTGTCTGGAATATTGAGGTACTCCTCTCTACTAATTCGGTCGATAGTAATGTCAACCGAAGGAGACTGAGAAGAGTCCCGAATAACCGCAGATAACACATTAATAGTGTCCGCATCCAAAGTAATTTCTGCCGTTCCAGCCAATGGGTAAACCTGCTCTTCAATCGTCCAAAGGTTTAATCCACGGTTGGCCCAGTCTAAGAACAAAAGATTAAGCGAACGACGAGCAGACGACAACTGATAGCCACTCTGCATTCGCATGCCGCAGCGCTCGAAAGCTTCCTCGACAATATCGTCAATCGAGAGGTCAAATGTCGTTGTGCCGGAAGTCGCCATTATTCTTTGTACAAATTATCAAAAGTCACCGTCGGATCCATGTACGTATCATCCTGTTCCGCACAATGAATCCACTGGCTGGGCCTGAAATCAGGAGCTCCTTTTCCGGTCTCCCAAAAAGCAGGGCTTGTCACTCTTACCCGATTATTCGGCAAAGCCACAATATTGCCCGTCCACTTCCCCGCATCTGTCAGAATCAACACATGGCTTTGCTTGTGTTGAGCTGGGCAGTCGGCCACTTCGCTCTCGGCATAGTCCACCGTAAACAAGTACCGCCCAGTATAAAACTCCCCCGCTATTTTGCATAGCCAAGGACTAGGGCTAGTACGAGCGAATTTGATGACAGTGTGCTCATGCGAGGGGCAATCCCAAGGCTGCACCAAATGCGTGGGCATGCGCTCAGGCCAGTCATCTAGCGGGATGTCCCCTACCAGTGCCGTAATCGGCATCCTGGCCCACATTGCACCACCATGCACATTCTCTGAACCATCCGCATCGCTCTCGCATCCGGTAAATACCAGCTGAAAGCTCAAACAACGGTCGGGCATGGAGTTGACCGCAATCGCCATAGCATGCAGATACTCCCCATGATACTTCTGATGCATGTGCGTGAACTCACGCCTCACCCAGCACTTAAAGTAAGGAATATTACTTACAAGATAGGCCATTACTTACCGCGCTTACCGCCGCTTGCCATTCCTTTTTTCTTCATTGCCCCACCAGCAGCGTAGCCCTTGG